GACTTTGGGTAAAATTTGGTCTTTATCCCTACTTTTGTGCAATGCCCATTAAGCACGAGTTTGTTAAACGCAAGAAGGCTGAAGTCGTAGTGGTAGAGGAGGACAAGGTGGAGGATGNCTCTACGACCACGGAGAAGCCCGTGGAGAGCGTTATGCCGGTCTTGTTGAAGGGGAATAGCCGAATGCCGAAGAATGTCACGAGAAGGGACATCAGAGACCTTCTGGAAGCCGACCTTGACCGTACCATTGGCGGGGTGAAGCGGATGGATGCGTTGATTGCCCGGATGGTGACTGAAGCGATACGGGGCAATATGCGGGCGATGGAATTGACCTTGGCTTATTTGTACGGCAAGCCNCAGCAGCAGCAGACCGCGCCCGACACGGGGCCATTCGTGCTTGAACTCAGCGAACCAACGGAAGACGAATCACCAAACCAACAATAATGAAACTCACATCCAGACAAACGCAAGCGTATAGGATGGCGCTATCCGGGGAGAAGCAGTTTATTCTCTTCGGTGGTGCCATCCGGTGACGAGGCGGTAAGACATATTGCCTCTTACTCACCTTCATCTCCCTCTGCTCCAAGTATCCGCGCAGTCGGTGGGTGATTATCAGGCAGAGTATGCCNACGCTTCAGCGAACGACTTTGGTCACCTTCACATCCCTGATGAACCAAGGGCTTGGGGCGCACGTTGCCGGGTGGGACAAGCAGAGCCAGATTGTGACCTTCAAGAACGGATCCGAGTTGCTCTTTATGGGCGAGAACTACGATACCGACAAAGACTTTGACCGCTTCAAAGGTCTTGAGATCAACGGTGCGGGGATTGACGAAATCAACGAGTGCCAGGAAGGCTTGCTCTACAAGGTGCTTGAGCGTGCCGGTTCGTGGCTCAATGCCGAAGGCCGACCGCCCATCGTGGTGATGGGGAGTTGCAACCCAAGCAATAATTGGGTGAAGGAGCTTGTGTACGACAAATGGAAGGAGAACAACCTTCCCCCCACCTGGGCCTACATCCCATCCAAGATTACCGACAACCCCCACATCCCGGAGGACTACCTCAAATCCCTGCGCGACAATATGCCGGAGTACGAGTACAAGCGATTCGTAGAGGGCGATTGGGAGGTGCAGGAGAAACCCGAAAACCCATTCTTTATATCCTATGATGCCAAACGACACGAATCCTTCCAACCCACCTTCCGCACCAACCTCCCCATCTACATCTCTCTGGACTTCAACTTGCAGCCATTCTGCGGCATCGTTGCCCAGATGTGGAGCGATGAAGATGGAGACCACCTGCATATCGTGGACGAGTTCAACGTGGTTGACGGTTCCATCCCTAAGATGGTTGATACGATAAAGGCCAAGTACGCCCCCTTCCTGTTCTCCTGCCAAATCACCGGGGACGCAATGGGCAAGCGGGGCGATTTGTCGCAGAGGGACAACGCGAACTACTACGAACAGCTCGCCAGGGGCTTGGGCCTAAGCCAAAAGCAGATTCGGATTGTCCCCAACCCGAAGCACGAAAACAGCCGTGCGCAATGCAACTACCTCCTTCAATTCCACCCCGATATCAAGGTGAACCCGAAGACCTGCCCCGGTATGGCACGGGATATGAAGATGGTGGCGTGTGACGCGAGCGGCACGATTATTAAGCGAAACCGATTTATTATCAGCCAACAGTCCGACTTTGCCGACTGCTTTCGGTATCTTTGCAACAGCTTCCTGAACGAGTGGTACATCAAACACCTCAAACGAAACGGTTACAGCAAGTTCGGGCCTAACTTCATCCCTGAAACGAACCACCTATGAGCTGCCTTGAATGCACCGATTGCCTATCCGTAGGAACCTTTGACATCTGCTGCGACAGTATCGTACTCGCCCAGGCCGACCCATCCACCACCTACAAGGTCGTAATCACCGATGTGAGCCTGAACTCCAAGACCACCTACGAACTGACCACCGGGGCAAGTGGCGATATCACCCTCTCCCCGAACGAAGGCGTTTATAGCCCCAACCGAACCTACGAGGTCAGNATCTACCNCGAAGANGCNTGCGACTTCAACNACCCCCAAGCAATGACNAANGACCTGCACGAAGACGCGCAGTTCTGCTTCTCCTTCCAATTTGAACGCTTATCCTAATGATGACATCCAAAGACCGCAAAGGCCCGAAAAGGACCAGACAACCCCTAATCCTTGAAGAACCAAACCCACAACCAATGAGCAAACCCAAACGACTGCACATCTACAAATCCAAAGAAATGCGAGGCAACAGAACAGGATTATTCACCCGACTGACACTTGGCTACAAAACTTATTGCATTGGATTGGAAATCAACAATGAGTTCATTGCTATCGGGTTGATATTCAGATACATAGTATTTTCTTTCAAGCCCCAATGACCGACTACTTCGCTTTGGAGACCTTCTTCCGAGCCGTAGTCGTGAGCCTGATGGTCGTGTCGCTCTCCATTTCTATGGAGGACGAACAACTCCTGCACGGCCTGCAAAAGCGACTGCGACTCCTTCTCCCCCCCGACAAATACCCGATGCTCCACAAACCGGTTTACGGATGCGTGGGGTGTATGGCTTCGTTCTGGGGAGGCATCTTTTACCTTCTCACCGCCCCAATTTTCGGCTTCCACCCCCTTGAGATGGCCGTGGTGATGATTATGGGCGTGGCTCTCAATTTCATCTTTATCAAACTGTCGTGATACACAAAATTGCTTACAAACTCTTCAAAAAGGAGTTGACCCAAATGGTATGGGACGAAACCTACAAGCCCGACACAATGAAGGGGCTGAAATTTGCGTTGGTCTGCGAGGGCCACAAGTTCTACATCTACCCGAACATCTTTGACATCCCCATTGAGCGGATGGGNCGNATNCAAGACCTCGTAATTCAGTTGCAGAGGATGGTGAGCCGGGAGGAGATGGACATCTTCTTGGAGAATATGGAGAACGCCTTGAACGCCTCCGTTTCGGGCGCAGCGGTCAAGAACCTGGCGCAGATCGGCTTTTTGGTCGGGGAGATGCGCAAGAGGAAGGAGATGCTGATTCACCCGGAGGTGATGATGGAGTTAGCCGGGGCGGTGTTGATTCGTGAAGACCAGAACCCCGGTGAGTGGAATGCGGAGTTTGAGCAGAAGAAGGTGGAGTCCTTCAAAAACGCCTACAAGGGCAAGGAGTTGTATGATTTTTTCGTTTTAGCCGGGCTGAGTCAATACTTTCCCAATATCGCACATTTAGAAGAAGATTGGACAATCTTTTGGGAGATGGCGGCCTCCCGGCTGGAAGCGACCCAGGAACTCCTGAAGTCAGAGCTATCGGCTCGGAACTCTACTTCAGCGACCTAAATTGGCGTGAGTTCTTCGTCTTCCTTGCGGATGGCGATATCTTTCTATACAAGGAGTATATGAAAACATCCGTTGAGGATGTCTTAACTTTGCTCAAGCACTTCCAAGAGGAAAGGCAACGCAAGGCTAAACAAAACCACAATGGCTGATAGGATATCCGTAAGTTACGATGCGAATGTAGATGACCTCAAGAGGAAGCTTGATGAACTGATTGCGAAGAACAAGGAGCTTGCGGCCCACGCGACCGCAGCGGCCAAGGCTCTATCCAACATTGCCTCGGCCCAAGGGCTGTCCACTATAAACAATATCAACAATTCGTTCAACACAACGGTGAACGTATTGGCGCAGGTGAACACCAACCTGACGCAGGTTAATAACCAACTGAACAACACCGTTAATCTCGGCAGGCAAACATCCAACACGCTGAACAATATCAAGGTCTCAGCAGACCTTTTGACAAGGGCGTTTCAGTTTCTTGCCGCAAGGATGGTGGCTGCATTCAGTATCAATGCCATCATAAACTTTGGCAACTCGGTTGTGGACGTGGAGCGCAAAATGGAGCTTCTTCAAAACCGAATCAACTTCGTTTTTGACTCGGCCAATGCCGGCTCGCTTGCGTTTTCAAGGCTTCGCAAAATGTCTATTGAACTCGGTATTGAGTTTTCCTCCCTTGCCGAGGGCTTCGCTTCGTTTGGTATTGCCGCGAAGATGGCGGGATTCTCCGCGTCTGAAACCGAAAAAGTGTTTGGAAGAGTAGCTGTTGGTCTTCGCGCTGCGGGTGCAGGTTCGCTTCAAACCCAACGAGCATTCTACGCCCTGCAACAGATGCTCTCCAAGGGCGTGGTTGCTGCGGAAGAATTGCGCAGGCAGTTGGGTGAAGCCTTGCCGGGCGCATCCGACTTGATGACGCAAGCCTATAACCGACTGCATCCAGGTCAAGAGCTTACCAACCGACAGTTCACCAAGATGCTTGAGGAGGGCAAGATTATTTCCAAAGAGATTCTGCCGGAGTTCTCCAAGGTCATTGAGGAAGTCTTTGCGCCTGCCCTTTCTGGAAAGCAAAACTCTCTTGACGCATCCATCCAAAGAGTAACAACGCAGCTTGAAAGGTTCAAGCAGTCCCTTGCCAACTTCCTGCCGACTAAGACGGTCTTCAATGTTTTGAGCGACTTCTTTGATGACCTGAACACAATGATGGAGGCTGGGTTCTTCAATTTTACCAAACTTGCAGCATTGGCCGCAACGGGCAACCTTACGGTTTTGACCGCAGAATTTGAGAGACTTAGAGGCATTCGGGAAGCGGAGCAAATAAAAGCAGAAAGGGAAGAAACCGAATTGCAGAAGAGGATTGAGCAAAGGGCGCAGTTGTACTTCAAGCAGGGAGTCACTTCGGAAAAAGCGATTTCTGGCGAAACCGATAGGATTAAAGAGCAAAGGGAAGAACTGAAAGGCCTAATTCAGCAGCTTGAGAAGCTTGAAATTGCCGAGAAGCAATCAGCGAAAGCCTTAATGGATGACCGAGGCTTAAAACAAAAGGAGGATGCAATAAAAGCGGTTTCTGTTCAAAAAACCCTTATAGAGGAAAAGAAAAAGAGATAGAGTTTACTCAACGATTAATTAACGAAATATCAAGGCTTGGGCAACAGCGAGAAGAATCCGAAGGGCCGAATGCCATTGCGGCTGCCAAAGAGCGCATCGCTTTGGAGGAAACCCAACTACTCAAAACCAAGGAAAACACCGTGGCCTATGTCAATCAAATGATAAAGGTCATTGAGGCTCGTAAGGACTTGGTAAAGCTTGAGAAGGCCGGAACTCCATTCCAAATGGGCCTTGACCTCGCGAAGCTTGACAAAGAGTTGGAGAAGTACAAGAAGATGATTAACTCCTTCACCCCCGAAATGGCCGACATCGTGGAAGAAGGAATCTATGTGCCGAGCGTAGAGGCTTGGGAAAAGTTGGACAAGGATAACCGCAAGTTCGTTGAAAATCAACTTGAGTTAGCCTTAACGATGGCTCAAAGGGGCGTTGAAATCACCGAGAAAGGCACGGAAGCCCGGTTGATTGCTGAAAGGAATTTAGCCCTTCAGGTCGCAGAAATTGAGAAGTTCAAAGTGAACATATCAAGCGACTCAGAGGAATTGAAAGCCTCAAAGGTTAAACTGATAAACAATAAGCTAAGGAACGAGTTGAAAAAACTCGGCATTGATTACGTTGAAGACCAAAAAGAGATTCAAGACCGGGTTCTTGATGTAATCCAAGATGCCAACGACCTTATTGAAAGAAACGAAGGGGACTCCTTCCAGAGAAGACTTGCCCGTTCTAACCAGATGTTTGAGGATATGGCGAGGAAGCTGAGAGAAGAGATGGGCAACACGGAGGACTTTGAACTCCTTGAGGCGTTGAAGAAAAAGCTTGGCGAGGTTGAGGAAGCCGGTAAAAAAGCAGCGACTCAGCTCACGATGAGCGAAGTCGGGAAGATGATTTCTGAAATTGGAGACATTTACGGAGAGATAGCCAACAGGCAATCCGTCTTGTACGAAAACGAGCAGAACAACCTGAAGAAGATGCTTGATGACAAGTTGATTTCTGAGGAAGAATACAATCGCAGGTCGCTTGATTTAAAGAAAAAGCAGTTCAATCAAGAGAAGCAGACTGCCATAATTAAGGCCATCATTGACGGGGCTTCTGCCATAATGAAGTCCTTGATTACGCCTTGGCAAATACCGCTCATTTTGGGTATGACAGCGGCTCAAATATCCACAATTTCTGCTCAACAATTCCCCGGCTATAAGGAGGGTGTCATTGACTTGAAAGGCCCAGGCTCGGAGACCTCCGACAGCATTACGGCCCGGCTATCGCGTGGAGAGTCGGTAATGACCGCAGACGAGACGAAGCGGTACAAGCCCGTCCTCCAAGCCATCCGGGATGGCGAGTTTGAAGCGTTTGTGGCGAAGAAATACACCGGGGCTATGGCGATGAATCGGGAGCAAGGGTCTTTCGCCCAAAACATAACGAACTCCCTTGATATGAACAACGCGGAGATGGTTGATGCGATCCGCAGAAACAAGAGCGTGAAGATCGCAAATTGGGATGACTTTGGCAGGATTATGAGCAAGCCGAAGACGGCCTACAAGGTTNACAGAAGGAGGGCTTGGTAATGGCANGNTTCACCGTTATTNTGGATGGTCAGACTTTGACCAACGANCCGATGGGGTTGCAAGATGCTGCCATCTCCATTCAACGAAATGAGGACTTTCCGGGCTTGTTCACCACGATGGTGTCCGACTTGGAGTTCTGGGGCGAAGGATATGAAATCCTGTATGCCTATTTCAAGGCCAACGATCTATGCAAAGAGGTTTCCTGCGAAATCATTGAGAACTGCACCGATGGACTGAACTTCAAGGGCATCATCTATCTGAGCGATGTGGAGTTTAACTCCTACAAGTGCATTGCGACTTGCTCGGTGGAGGATGATACTGTGCAGGGCCGATTGATGCGTTTGAAGGACTTGCTTGTGCCGATTAACTCGGTGAATCAACAGACCATTAACGGGGTGTCCTTGACCAACTGCCCGTCCTACGAGTTCAATACCGGCACGACCTACGGCAATCGGTTCGCATTCAAGATGTCGGAGTTGTTTCAGTATGTGGTGGACTACTTGACCGATAAGACAGTCATNTTCCAAAGCGACATCTTNACGANTACGGACTACCGACCGCAGACGATAAGGCTCAACT